ACATACTTGATATAGAAGTCTGGAAAGTATCTTCTCCTACGGCCACTGACTGGATCTCTGTATGGTATTGAAAATTCTTCACTACCCCATTCAATAATATGATCGTGAGAATCACAATACACCATGAATTTACGCTCCCATAATGACCTATAAACGATGTTTCTGGGATCTCCTTTGTATTTTCTGGGGTTGGTAGGCCTATACTTCCCACTATAGCTCATAAATAAAAGATGATAACTAGCTGATATCTATTTAGAGATATGTCAAGAATACCAAAAAAATATCCAATTAATGAGATAAGATCAAGATTCCAGACGGTAGCTCTTGACAACAAATATCAAGTTTTTATAGAACCAAACTTAAATGTATACAATGCAGCCGCACAAGCAGGTATATCTAGAAGATTTGTTGACGAAGACTTGGGATTATATGTATCTGAAGCTGTTTTGCCTGGATCATCTTTCGCAGATGTAGAAGTATCTGGTGATAGACAGGGTATTACCGAAAGAATGCCTTTTAAAAGAATATATGATGATGTAACTTTTACTTTCATGGTAGATAGAGATTATAAGGTTGTTAAATTTTTTGAAGCTTGGGTGCAATTTATCAATCCTCTTCACGGTGATACTGATGGGAAATCTCATGATCAAGTTATGACTTTGAGTTATCCAAAGGATTACAAATGTACGATGAGCATTGCTAAGTTTAATAAAGACTCTTTTAAAAGTGGTAGAGGTTATGTTTATTATTGTTTTATAAGATCATGGCCATTATCTGTTGCACCTGTTCCTCTTAGTTACGGTGCTGGAGGGATGGTCAAACTAAATGTCACATTTAGATATGAAAGATATGTAATGGAGAATGTAACTGTAGGTATGATCAGATCTGGATGGAAAGGATACTCAGATTCATTTGATCCTTGGTTAGGTAGATATACTGATTATGATAATTTGTTTGACTACACAAAAAGTAAAGAATATGCAAATAAGAAGAACAAACAAGATGACTCAATAGTAGAATCATCTGTAAAAGCCTATGAAGGGGAGAGAAATTTTGGGCCTAATTACAAAGAGCTTGAGTTAGAGTATTCGTCTGAAGAGTATAAAAAGAAAGTAAGAGATGAGATATTCAAAAACACAAGACCGCCAGGAGCATATGGTGGTGCTAGTGACATAAGACTAAAAGAGAATATTGTTAAAGTAGGAAACTCACCATCAGGTATCAATATTTACGAATGGAACTACAAGTCAGCACCTGATAGCAGATATCGTGGTGTCATGGCACATGAAATTTTAGAAGTACATCCAGAAGCTGTCGCACTAGAACCAGATGGATACATGAGTGTTTATTATGATAAAATAGATGTTAAAATGGAAGCTGTAAAACTCTTCTAAATAAAACGCTGACAGAATTATTATGCCATTACCAACGATTGCAACACCTACGTTTGAGCTGACTTTGCCATCAAACGGAAAGAAAATTAAATATAGACCATTTTTAGTAAAAGAAGAAAAAATCCTGATACTCGCTATTGAAAGTAATAATATGATGGATATTACTAGATCAATAAAAGATGTTCTAAAGAGTTGTATTCTAACTAAAGGTGTAAAAGTGGATAATTTACCTACTTTTGACATTGAATATATCTTTTTAAATATCCGTGCAAGATCAGTAGGTGAAAGTATTGATCTTTTAGTGACCTGTCCTGATGATGGTAAAACTCAAGTTCAAACTAAAATCTTTATTGATGAAATTGAGGTGAAGAAAACTGAGGGTCACAAACAGGATGTCAAACTTGATGATACATATACAATGAGATTAAAATATCCATCATTAGATCAATTTATTGATGATAATTTTAATTTTGATACAGATAAAGACACAGCTTTTGAGATTATATCTACATGCATAGATATGGTCTTTAGTGATGATGAAGCATGGGAAGCTAAAGATTGCACTAAGAAAGAACTCGTTGAATTTGTTGAAAGATTAAACTCCAGTCAATTTAAAGAAATAGAAGACTTCTTTGAGACAATGCCTAAATTATCTCATGATATTGAAGTTGAAAACCCAAACACTAAAGTGAAATCAACAGTGGTATTGGAGGGACTGGCAAGTTTTTTCGCTTAAGTATGGCTCACATGTCCGCTGAGTCATACTACGAATTGACATTCTCTTTGATACAATATCATAAATATAGCTTAACTGAGATTGAAAATATGATGCCTTGGGAAAGGGACGTTTACGTGAATTTACTAAGAAATTACTTAGAAGCTGAAAGACTCAAACAACAACAGCAACAAGGATTAGGTTGATGGCAGTTCTTACCACCACAATTTTAACAATATTAGGTCTAATAAGTGCTGGGGCAAGTATCGACCAATTATCAGGTGGTCGTTTTTCTAATTTATTTTTTGGAAGGAATGGGAAGAGGGAGTTTAAGAGTAATTATGATTATGAGATGGATGAATATAATAAGAAAAAGAATCAGGCACAAAATACAAATACACGTTCAAGAAGTAGAGGTAACTTTTTTAATTTTAACAGAAGTAATCAGACAACAGGAGCTGCTAGAAGATTCAGTATTTTAAGTTTTCTTGGTGATCGTAGTAGAAAATTAGATGATGCACCTGATATTGTAGATGAAAATCAAAGTGTTTTATCTGGAATTAAGAATTTTGGTTTTTCTGGTTTACTTCCACAAACAACTCTTGTTCCTGAAATTGATAATAGAAAAATTTTAGATGTTGGTTTTGAGGGTGTCCGTAAAGAGATTGAGAGAATAAACAGAAATATTAATTCTATAGCAAACGCTATAACAGCTGGTGCAACAATAGACAGAAAATATAGAGAACAAATAATCGCTGATATGCGTAAAGACTTGGTAGAGAAAGGAAAAGATAGATCACAAACTAGATCACAGAGATCAAGATTTAATTTATTAACAAGACCAAAACAACAATTTAAAGAAACTCAAAAAAGTCTTGGTAAGAATCTTTCAAGAGCTTTAGCTGTGAGTTTAGGTGTAGCAGAAGCATTTGGTTTAGGAAAAGACTTTTTTAATCAAAATAAAAACACAGAAAATCAAAGTAGTGAGGAGGAGAGTGGTACACCTCCTGGCTCTTCATCTGGTGATAATCCAAAAGTAGGTGACTATTATCAATCAGGAACTGGAAAAAGTAAAAGGTATTATGTTTTAGAAGAGGATGGAGGTTTTAGAAAGACTAATGTTCTTCCCAGATCAGGTAAAAAATATAAGAAAGCTGATTTTAATGTTGTAGTAGAAGAATTAAAAGGTAATAATCAACAGCAGCCACCTCCTGGCAAGAAGGTTAAAGATGATAAAATTAGTTTTCTCCCTATAAATTATAGAGGAGATAATAATTTTACCGACATGTATGATGATAAGTCATTTACTACTGCTTATAATCCAAGGTACAATTTCACTGGTGACTTGCAAGAATCCGAAACAAATATTTATGATTTAACAACCAAAAAAGAAAAAGTTGATTTAGATGGATCTGGTACAGTGTCTGGTAGTGGGTTTGATTATGAAATAGCTGATCATGATCCTCGTCTCTTCCCCTCTACTTGGGAAGCTTATAGTAGGAATATAGGATAATGGATAGTAATTTTAACCCAATAAAAGATTTACAACCAGTAGATCCTTTCAATCTTCCAGCTGGTGAATCAACAAAATCAATAGAGGCTATTAGATTGAGACTAGTGGAGACTAGAAGTAGAACTGCTGGAATTGTTGATGTTTTAAAAAAAAGAAATAAAGACTTTAGTAAAGATATTAAAACTATAAGAGAACTTAATAGAAGATTGATGAGAACAATCCCACGTATTCCCATACTACGTGGTGATGCCTCTATACAAGGTGGCTCACTTGAAGAAATATCAGCAAGAAGAGGTGAGTTTGATTTTGATTTTAATACAACAACAGTGCCCCCTGATCTTGTAAAACCAAATGCAAATATAAGAAATAGACTTATAAATTTTGCTGTGGATGTTTTCTTATTTTACTTTGGTGGTAGAATATTCAAGTTCTTATTTCCTGGCGCAAAAAATCTTAAGAATATTGAAAATGCTAATAGTCTAAGAAAAAGAATAAATGAGATATTAGGACTTTCTGATGAATTAGATGACGTTATAAGAGTAAATCCTGCCAAAAAAATTAAAAAAATAAAAGTAGAAAATCCTGTCAAAGCTGATCAAAATGAAATATCAAAAATAGCAAAGAAATTTTTTAATAAAAATAACACTAAGAAAGTAACATCAGAAATTAGGGCTGAGGCTAATACGATAAGTAATGCTCTTGCAAATGGAGATACAAAAACAGTTCTAGAGAAAGCTCCCAAAGCTATTTTAAAGTTAGAAGAAAAGAAAGCAGAAATACTAGCAGAGTTTGGTAAAACAATAAATCCAACTAAACTTCAAACAACTAATCAAAATACACTGATTCAAGAAATTGATAAGGCCATACTTAAAATAAGAAATATACAAGGTTTACCACAGTTTAAACCCACCCCTCTATCAACAAACGAACCTTTACCTAAGACTCTTGAAGAAATTATTGCAGATTCAGAAAAATTTGGGATTTTTAAATATAAACCAAGACCTAGAAAGAAATTTTCTAACACACAACTTGATAGAGAAACAAATATATTCTTCAATGGAGAAAAGTTTTATAATGATATAAATCAATATATTAAGTCTAATGGTTCAGCTTTAGATCCAAAAGAATTTGAACTATTAAAAATGAGAACAGGAATAAAAAAAGACATTTACATCATAGATAAATAACATGTCATACATCAAGAACGTCATTGTAAGAAACTTAACCATCTCTGGATTAGAGGATGGTAAAACTGCTGTGTTAGGTGATAATATAACAACTTTGATGTCTATTGACTACTATGAAAGTATATTTGAACCTAATTTTGTATTTGAAATTAGATTTGCGACCATAGAAAATACATTATCTGATTTAAGATTACGTGGAACTGAGAGAGTGAGTATTGAAATAGATCATCAGAGTGGTACATTGCAATTTGATGATTTGCTTTTAAATTCTTTTCTTTTAGATTCCTCAGAATCAACAGCTAGTGTTTTTAGAATTCAATGTATACCAGTGGATGTGATTAATAATGAAAAGAATAGATTAGTGCAAAGGTATGATCCAAAAGTAAAAACTAGCACTCATGTGGAGAATATATTAAAAAGTAAATTACTTGTTGATGGTGATTCGTTAGATATAGAAGAAACTGCAAACTCTGACGGATTTTATGGAAATTATTGGAGACCACATAAAGGAATATATTGGTTAGCAAGAAGAGCTGTTTCTGCTTCCATGCCTGAGGATGGTGGTGGAACTCATAGAGTTGGATTTTTATTCTGGATGACAAAGAGTGGATATAAGTTTAAAAGTATTGATTCTATAATGTCATCATCAAAGGATGATGTTCCAGTATATGTTCAGAATGATGTTATTTCTGACAGTTCAAATTTTGATATCTACAATCCAAAACACGAGTATGATCAAAATATCATACAACAAATGCAGAAATCCTTGTATGGTGAGAATAGAAGTTACTTCAATTTACATACTCTTACAGTTAGCCCGATAGTGCCACTTTCAAAAAGTAATTTGAAACAGGCTCATTTAGGTGATGAAGAGAAAGTTGATCTTAATGATGACATCAATGACATCCCTACAGTTCCAATAAGAAAAGTTGTCGCAGATTTTAACATGAGAACTGATGGAACTTATAATAATGGAGATGGAGAATACAATCCACACAAAACTATCACCGAATCGAGAATGAGATATGAAAGTTTATTATCTCGTTCTCTTAGAATTACTGTTCCTTGTAATTTTGAGTTAGAAGCTGGTGATGTTATTTCTGCACAATTAATACAGAGTGCATCTGGCACCGACCCATGGCTGTCTGGTTACTATATTATTAAGGATTTAAGACACACTGTACATTTTACAGAAAATGGGTTACAATGTTATACATACCTTAGGCTTGTAAGAGACACGCCTGGAGATGATTAAATAGCCATAGTATAAGGAGGTACTATTATGAAAACAATAGAAGATCACATAGAAAAAGATAAGAGTCTGATCCAAGACCCTACAATTTCCCCTGCAGCACGTAGACATGCAAAGGAAGAACTTCATGAATTAGAAGTTTATGCAGAACATCATAAACAAGAGATTGAAGCGGGAGATCATCATGATCCTAACGCACTAGAACTATTCTGTGATATGCACCCTGATGAACCAGAATGTTTAGTATATGACGACTAATGGCAGGAATTCTTGACGGATCTGACAGTTTTACTGGTATCAATTGGTGGATAGGCCAAGTTGCTCCTAGAGAAACTTGGACAGAAAACACACTACTTAAGAATGATAAAGATGTTGGTAAGGCATCCAGAAAAGGAAAAACTAATGTATATCCTAACCGTGTGAAGGTTAGAGTTGTTGGGTATCATGATCAAATCGAAGATCCCAATGATCTTCCCTTTGCATCCGTTATGGGTAATCCATTCATATCCAGTGGATATGGAGTAGCTCCTAATTTACATCAATTAGAGGGTGGGGAAAGTGTATTGGGGCTTTGGATAGATGGTGATGATGAACAAAAACCTGTCATCACGAATGTATTCATGAAGAGTCAACATCCTAAAGATGGACAGACAACTGAATTAAAAAGTGGACTTACACCAAGATCAGGTATTCTTGCATCAACAAAAGATATTAAGTCTACACCTGAATATGATAAAACTTTAGATTCAACTTGGAACGGTTCATTTGCTGGTGAATATATGTTTTCTGGAGAATTTATTAAAAATTTTGACTTTAAACCGTTAGATATTGATTATAATTTTACTCCAATACCACCAAAACCAGAACGAGATGACTATCCAAGCACAAGATCTGGTGCGAAAAAATATGATAAAGATTTGGAAAAGTGGCAGGATTCTTATGGACATAGAGAACATGAGATGTTTGATACTAGTCTTTTATCAGGTAGAAGCCTATTAGTAAAAGATCTGTTTACATCAAACAGTCAAGGAGGCCAATCTTCTCAAGTCAAGAAGATGGAAAAGAATTTGGATAAATCATATGATGGACAAACCTGTAAAGATAATGGTGCTGTTGGTGCTATCAGTGGAATTTTGAGTGATTTTTCAAAATTATTGATAGGTGCAGAAAAATATGGAGAGTTTTATGTGGATGCGGCCACAGGTATGGTCATAAATTTTGCTGGGGAAATTGATCAAATAGCTAGAAAGATTGGTGGTATAATGACCGCAAAGGTTAATAACATCAGAGATTATCTTTTTGGTGAAATAGAAGAGAAAATAAATGCGTTCACAAATAAAATTGTTCCAGAGGAAATAAAACCAACTTTTGGTGAAGGATTGAGAGGTGTAATGGATAATATATTCTGTTTATTCAGTAATGTGATTACTGGTCTAAACAGTATGATTAAAAACTTCCTAAAATCTTTGATTGGTAAATTCGTTAATGCACCCCTATGTGCTGCTGAACAGATGATAGGTGCTTTGATGAGTGATGTGTTAGGTAGTATTAATGACACTATTGCTCCTATTTTATCAAGTTTAACTGCAACTTTAGGTGGAGCCCTTGGATCTGTTACTTCATTGATTGGAAAAGCCTTGAATGGAATTGGACTTTTATATAATTTTATTGGGTGTGATGATCTTAAATGTCCTTTACCTAGTAGATTTGATAATAAACTTGGCCCACAACAAAAAGAAAGGGATAGAGTTGATAGAATTATGAGTGGAATATCTAGCATTAGTGATTCTGTTGGTATTCCTGGCCTTGGTGGTGCGAGTTTATTCAAGAAGTCAGAGGGTGATCCATCAACTGTTGCAGCTCTAGTTGGAGATTGTGAAACTAATGTTTTAAGATGTGGCCCACCAACTGTAGAGATTTTTGGTGGTTCTGGTGTTGGGGGTGTTATAAATGCAGTTGTAGCTGAAACTACTGAGATAATTGGTGCTAATATTCTTGATCGTGGATTAGGATATCAAGAGAAACCACCATATGTTACTTTCCGTGACGCATGTGGAGATGGTGCTGGTGCGAGAGCAAAGGCAATCATTAATCCTGATGATGGTGGAATTGATAGAATATTAATTGAAGCCCCAGGCTATGGATACAATAGTAATTTTGATAGAGTCATTACAACTTCTGGTATTTTAGAAACTGATTCCTTTGCGGAGGGTGATTCAATGACAGGTCAAATTGATGATGTTATTGTCGCTATGCCTGGTTTTGGTTACAATTCAACGGATACCATAGACGCTGGAAATGCTGATCTTGAATTAGTAGTTCTTGGTGGTAGGGTTGTTGGAGTTAAAGTTAATAATAACGGTAGTGGATTCACAAACATTCCAGACTTAACTATAAATAGTCAGACTGGAAAGGGTGCTGATTTGAGAGCTATTTTGAAATTTGTTCCTGTCAGTGAAGTATCAGAGACACTTGATTCAACTCAGGTCATATCTGTGGTAGATTGTATTGAAAAACCATTAACAAGAAATAGAATAACCTAATGGCAAGTAAGAATGATAGAGATTTTGATCTCGACATAAAAAATCATTATCGAGTTGAAGCTGGACAAGATTCACCATATGGAAGTGTTAGTTATCGTGTAATAACTAATGGAGGATCTGGTTTTGGGTTTCATGAAGATGGAGTCAATAGAGAGAATCTTCAGTGTGCTGTGACTGGTAGATCAACAGAGGTTCTTGGAACAGATATAGAAAGAAAAAGAGATGCAGCTCAAGATCCAGTCATCCCTGCAAAATTTATTAAATGTGTTAATGGAGATTTTATAATAGACTGTGATAATGGTGATATACTGTTAAAAGCAGATAACATTAAATTACTTGCAAAAGGCACCTCAGATACAAATGATGGTGATATTCAGATAAAAGCTAATAAAAATATATTACTAGACTCACCTGACATTAGAATCGTAGGATCTAATCTCAGACTAACTGCTAGAAAAGATTTCACAATATCTGCAAAAGTTACTGGTGGTATTGTTGCTGGACTTCTAAACATGTCATCCTCTGCTGATTTTGCTGCATCACTCTTGTTAGGTAAAATCAATGCACTTAAAGACGCACTAAAGGCACAGTAATGGCTCACGTATATCACACCGCTGCAACTAGATTAACTGTAGGAAGTCAGACTGCAGCAGGCATCACAAATCCACAAAAACTTCCTTATGAATCTTCAGTTTTTGGTGGATTATCTATATTAAATGGCCCAGTTCAGATAGGTGTTGCACCAGTTTTACCTGTTCCAAAGGGAGTTTTAGATGTAGGCCCGTCAGTTCCTACATCAGGCCCCATGGCATTATCTGCCATCAATGTAACTCATCCTGTCAAAGGAATCCAAGTTACCTCTACTGCAATCGGAATTGAAATAACTGCAGCTGGTTTAAATCGTATAACTGCACCAGAAAATTTCTTTATTGGTAATGTTAATATTTCTGGTGGTACACTTAGAAATAGTCCTTTATTAAGTTGCACAGGAACAAGTTGTGCATGGAGTGGTAGTACAATTAATGTGCAGGGGTGGAAAGGATTTGATATAAAACACCCAAACAAGAAAGGACACAGACTCAGACACGTTTGTGTAGAAGGGCCAGAAGCTGCAGTTTATGTAAGAGGTACGTTAAAAAATTCTAATATTATTGAATTACCTGAGTATTGGAAAGGACTTGTAGATCCAGAAAGTATTAGTATAACCTTGACACCAATCGGGTCTTATCAAGAATTATATATAAAGAACATTGAGTGGGGCCAAAAGGTGACTGTCATGAACAGTACCAGCGGTTCAATTCACTGTTTTTACTCCATTTGGGCTTCCAG